ATTAGACATTCGCACCCTTAAAGCTCTTGACAGCAGCGCCGTCAATGAGGCCGGTTGCGCCGCGAACATATCCACGATACGACACAAGGCCGGTCGCGAACGCGTAGTCGCGCGATGACTCGATCGTAACGCCTGGCGTCACGACTGCCGTGACTACGGCATTGAGGTCACCGAACACAATTGACAGAGCTTCATCGCCAGTATTGGCAAGGTCAGCGCTGTGAACTGGGAATCCGAGAATCGTGTCAGGCTGATTGAGATTGCCTGGCACAAAGATCGGACGATTCTGTGAGTCCAAAAGCTTAATGATGCCGCCGAGCGTGGCGTCATTCATCAAGAATCCGGCCTTAGGCGCACGACGATACTTCGCATTGACACTCATAATGAGGTCGGCGAGATCGGCATACACCGGAGCGACAGCAGCACCCTGCTTGCCGACAGTGGCAGCAGCAGCGACAGCAGGCGCAGCGACCGCACCGTGTGCGACTGCGATTTCAGCGGCGAGCTTCTCCTGCACCCAAGCGGATACATCGAAGGCCTCGTCTTGCACAGTCTCTAGACCGATCTGCACCAGCGTCGCGTACTTCACTGGCGAGAGCGAGAGGCTGCTATTGGTCCCGTCCGACTCACCAATCGCAGATCCCTCATTCACTGCAGCAGCAGTGCCGAGAGCGGTCGTGCGTGGCAGAGCCAGCGTATTTCCGGTGGACACTGCGACGACTCGCGTCACCGCATCATTCAGGAATGGATTGTACTGACCAGCAGTGATCCAGAATTCCGAACCCTGGACAACACCCTGCGTGAAGGTCGCGCGCGTAATGTCGCGAAGCTCAACAGTGCCGCCGTCTCGCGCAATCTTGCGGAGCTCAGCGGAGATGTCACGCTTCTCAGCACCCTTAGGCGCAACAGCAGCAGCGTACTCACCGCGCACTGCATCAGCAGCGGCGCGTGCCTCAGCAGCGTCCTTTTCCGAGCGGATAGCATCGGCAAGGGTAGCGGCCTCAGAGGTGAGCTTCTCAAAGCGCTCCTGCGCTTCGCCGGTAAGAGACTCGCCGCGCTCAGCGGTCTCGGTCACAAGCGCGCTGGCCTGTGTAAGCAGAGCAGCACGCTGCTCTGCAAGCTTCTTAAGATCAGCCATTTTTAGGCTCCTTATCTACTATCTTTTTTTGACTACAATTGCTCCCTGAGAGGGATGCCTACTGGTGGGCTGGCGTGATCAGCGCTGCGCGACCGTGGCTCGTGTCTCAGATTGCGTCGTCACGGAGGCGCGCGATCAGCACCTGCGCAGCGGCGATCGTAGGATCAATACCGCTCCGCTTTGGCGCTAGTCGTGCGCGCACTGTGTCGATTACCTCTACCTCAGCATCGGTCAGCTCTTGGCCAGCCTTCACTGATTCTAGGGTCGTAATAAGCGTCTCAGCATCAATGCCGAGACGATCCTCAGAAATCTTACGCACGGCTGCGAGACCGAGCGTGGCAGGGTATGCAGGTGATTGTCCGACAGACAGGATGGATACCTCTGTCGTATTTGCCTCTAGGATCTCGCGCGTGTCGCCATCCCAATTGTCCTTATTCGCGTAAAAAGCGAATGACATTCCGGCAGACTGTGGCTCCCACTTGAGCATAGAGAGCACCTTCTGCGCGTCTGGATCGGCAGGATCTAGGCGAGCCTCTACCTTGAGACCTACCTCATCCTCTGTCAGCGTGAGGCGTCCTGATGCAGTCGTCGCTAGAGCACGCATCTCATCGTGACCAAAGAGGAATGAAATAACCTTCTGGCCTTGTGCGACGCGCGAGATAGAGCGCTTAAATGCACCAGGCTTAATAATCTCGGTGAATGGTAGACCAGCGCTCGGCTTATTAAACAGCGCTGCATAGCCGGTAAATACCTTCTGACCGTCATCGTCAGAGACGGTGAATCCGTCCATCGGTAGCGCGCGCGTCTCGTAGTTTTTGCTCATCTCTGAAATACTCCTATCGTTAGACTCGTCGTCTGCCTCTGATGCGATCAGTCGATCTGCCCACTCTAATACGCGATCGGCTCCATCTGCTGCAGTCGTATCCACACCCCACAGGAATCCTGCGACCGCTCCTGGTCCAGGGAAATTCTCTGCGCTCTCATCGCTATTCTGTGGCACGCCTTCCCAGTCGCCGCGATGCCTGCGAATCCAGGCAGCGAGACGCACGAGCTTATCTGAATCAATGCGGCCAGCAGCCATCTCGCGAGCCTCTGCAATCGTCTGGCTCTGGAGACCTTCGCCAGCCAATCCGTCGCGCTGCCACTCCAGACCTTTGCGCGCGGCGGCGCGCACATACTCTGGCGTCTCGTAGACTGCGCGCATCTCGCGATCGTCGGACTCATCATCAGCCGTGACGGTCAGCGCCTCATCTGGCGTGAATGCCAGCAGGCTCAGAGAGCGCGCCATATCGCGCACATCTGCATCATTGTCTACGACATAGGCGATCTCATCCACGCCGTACTGCTCAATCAGGCGCTCGTATTTGTAGCGCTTAAATTCCAGTCCGACATTAGGACCCTCACCTGCTCCCTCAAAATCGTTGAGATGTACCTCATCCACGCCAGCGACGCCGTGCTCTTGTAGCCACGCGCGCGATTCCTCTAGGCGATCAATAGGACGCGCCGATACGATAATGATCTGCGCTTCGCCATCCATTACCTGCTGATTCAGGTGATCGATCAGTGGCTGATTAGGACGGTCGCCATCCAGGATGAGCGTACCGTCTAGATCTACAATTACATATGACATTAAGGCTTAGGCTCCTCACCTACTGTGCCGATATTGAGAGGTTTCCAGAATGCTTCACCAGCGCCATTCGGTAGCGGCGCTCGGTCAATGATTGCACGCGCCTCATCCAGATTCATCAGACCTGTATTGAGCGCGATGGCGAGCGCCTCGTACGATTCCTTAGTCGTCGCCTTCAGGAGTGAGCCGGTATTAAATGAGATAAATGTCGTCTGACCTGGAATCATTCGCGAGAGTCCATCCTCAATGCGCGAGAGCACTGGCGCTAGACCAGTCTGCAGCCAGCCCATCATCGCCATCTCCAAACTGTTGTAGCTGGAATTGCCAGGGTACTGCATCAAAAATAGTGGCACAGCATAGATGCGGCTGACCTGCTCTACGCCGTAGTGCATCGTCTCGATCAATTGCATATCCGAAATTTTCGCAGAGATCGGCTGGTATTCCGCGCCTCCCGTCAGCACCGCGATGCGATGCATACGGTCGATACCCTCGTGGCGTCGTCCGAATGATTCGCGCAATTGCGATGCCTGGTCATTAGTCAGCTCTGTAGGTGTGCGAATGATTGCGCTTGGCGCAGCACCCTGCTCGTAGAATTTGGCTGAGAATAATTGCGTCGCAGATGCGAGACCGAGCGTCACGCGATGGTACTCAACAGGACTGATACCGCGATCATTCTCGCCATAGGCGAATAGTGGGATATGCACCATCTCATCTGCTCCGACGATCATCTCACCGGCCTTAGATGTGACCTTATAGAGCGGCTCGCCATTCTCGCCGCGCATAATTTCTACAGCGCGAGGATCTAGGACGCGTGCCTCTACGACGACTGCGCCTGATTTCATCATCAAGATAAACGCGTTACCGTCCAGCATCAGGCTGGATACGATGCGATGCTTCAGCTCAAATCCAGTGTAGTTAGGATTGTTTGGGATTGGATAATCCATCCAGCGCGGTCGCGCTACTGGTCGTCGGACGCCACCATCTCTGATGTAGGCTCCCCAGCTCATAGAGGCCACAGTCTGAGCGTAGAGCGACACTGCGCTATACACGCTGGCAATAGAGAGCGCGGTGTCCTGAGTAATGGAGACGCCAGCGCTACTCTTAGTGGCGTCAAATCCGGCGGCATACCAGCCACCCTGCGCGCGTGCCTCTGGTCGTCCGAGCAGCCTGTCAATGATTCCCACGGTCTCTCCCTTACAACTCTATGAGTGTGACCGCTGGCTGCGGTCGCGGATCGCCAGTAGAGGATAGCGTACCAGCGCGCGCGTGCGCCATCAGCGCGGCTGCTATTAGGTCGATTTTCTTATTACTGTTGCGTGCCTCTTTTCGGATCATCAATCCCTGACGACTATAGTATGGCGTCGCATTGGCTGCGTGGCGTGCCAGTCGTGGATCTCCATTATGCTTCAGCCGTTTATTGACTACAGCGTCAAAAAATGTAGAGGTCGCTGGAACCATCCGAGCAGGCGTCTGTGGAAATTCTACGACAGGCAGGCCGAGCTGCTGCCACATCTCCGCCGATCGCTGCCAGCGGAATGGATCGAATAGGACCTCTCGCACCTTGTATGTGCGGCAGATCCGCTCCATATTCGCCTCTACCTCTTGCACCGGTACGCGCCAAGATAGGTCGCCATCAGGTGGACGCTCCCAGTGACCTACGACAAACAGCGCGCGGTCGCTGATGCGACAGACAACCTGCGCTGTGCTGTCATTACTGAATGAGCCGTCGTGCGCGACGACGACCTCATCGCCATCGTTGAGCACCAGCGTCGGATCGCCGCACGCCTCCCACGCGCCAGCAGGTAGCCACGCCTGCGCGCCAGCCGTAAAAATGTTGAGGCGCTTTGTTTTAAATTCCGCCTCTGGCGTGCGCTTTTTCGCCGAGACCAGATCCTCAAATGACAGGATCGGAGTGTCTCCTAAGAGTCCAGGATTGGCCTGATGCCAGCGCGTCTCATCAGCATATGCGTCGTCGTCTGCCTCATACCAGGCCATACCGAGCGTCGGATCGTCCACCTCTCCAGCGATGCGCCTGCGCGCTAATTGGTAGAGCGTGTAGGCGATTGAGTCCTGACCAGTCGTATCCACGCGCGGTCCAGCCGTCGTGATCGCAATCATCAGCGGCGACCGGCGCGCTCCCATTGAGAGTGAGAGCACATCGAATAGGTCGCGTGACGGCCACGCCGCCAGCTCATCCGCGATGATCAGCGACGCCGAGAGACCTTCGCTGCTGTACGCCTCTGCTGCAATCGCCTTATAGACCGTGCCTGTCGGTTTAAATTCCAGCGCATTTCGGTAGACCTTAATCTGGTCTGACAGGTCAGGCGTCATCTCCACTGCGCGTTTAGCGTGCGACAGGACCAGAGACGCCTGCTCTCGCGTAGAGGCTGCGCCGTAGATCTCTCCACCCTGGTCGCCGAATAGACCGAAATAGATTGGCAGGATTGAGGCGAGCGACGATTTACCATTCTTACGCGCGATGCCTGCGAGATAGAAACGGTGTGCGAATGTACCGTCGTCGCGGCAGGCAAGCATATGGCGCAGAAGCTCGCGCTGCCAGTGCCGGATCTGCAGCGGCTCGCCGCTTTTGCCTGCTAAGGAATCTTTAGCGATAGGGATCAGCGCCTCTGCGAAATCAGCGACCTCATCGCCGAGCGATCGAGATAGGTCGCCTTCGCTGGTAGGCGTCAGCCAGCGCGGTGGCCAGCCTTGCGAGCCAGACGGTCTCTGAATGCGTCCAGTTTTGACTGGCTCTCCACCATCGCGATTCCGAGCTTTGCGCGATCCGCTGGAGTCAGGCCGAGATGATTCATCCATTTTCTGATGCTGTCCTCCGCTGTAGATCGCATCCCGACTGCAGGATGCGGATATGCGTAGCCTTTGTCTGTGAATAGTACTGGTCCATCTGCATTGATCCTAGCACTCAGGTCTGCGTGGAATTCGATCGCCTTACAAAGCATCTCCAGCGCTTCGCGATCACTGGACGCGATCCACGATCCAGCGTGGCTCACGATCCGACGCCAGGACTCAGACGCAATCGGTCCGAGACCGGCTGGCAGATCCTCATCAGCGATCTTTGGCAGGCTGGTCTGGATCTGCACGACAGGCGCACGATCCTTACGCAGAGTGCCGCGCTTCGCTTTTATTTCATTTGGTACGCGTGCTGGTCCTGGCATCTTGTAACACTCCCCACCCTAATAACCTGACTATGCGTAAAAGTGA